TACAGTAGTGGTAGCTGTCTCAATAAAGGGTTCTTCGTACTTTAGCTGCAAAGCCCTGAGCGGTGCTACCTGCAATGCTGTATTTAAGGTGTTATGCGTGCGGAGTGCATTGTTGAAAAATTTTGCTGTGCTTAAATAAAGCCTTCCGGCTGTGGCAATGTTAGCCGCATCGGTTTCAATTTGCCCTGCGTAAATGTCCAAAACTTGCTCTTTTGTGGTAGAGGTCTTGTTTTCATTGTAGCTTCCATCATCGTATTCCACTCGGGAAATTTGATAAAGAATACCATTTACTGTCTGAAAGTAAACAGTGTCAAAGGTAATAGTCTGCGAAGTTGCCGCTAAGGCAGTTGCAATGAATAAAATAGTTAGTAGATGTTTCATTTTTATTTGAAAGTTTGATTTTGAAAATTAACCCCTTTGCATAATAATCCAGTTCGTTCCATCACTTACCAGCTTCGCCCATGCTCCATCTGTGGCGGGAAGGATTGCCGTTCCTGCCGTATCTCCATCAATTGGCACGACATTGGATGATGCCGATATCACTGCATTTGCTGTAATCGTTTTGATTGTCAGTTCGCGGCCTGTCCATGTTGAAGCGGCGGGAAGCGTTACAGTGCAAGTTCCTGCGTTGTTTACTATTAACCACGAGGTTGTTTCAGCTAACGTATGCGTAGAGGCCGCTACCGTTACCGGTGCAGCCCTTTGAAGGTTGCCTGTCATCCGGATATTACCGGAGACGTGGAGGCGTTCGGCGGGTGTGGTAGTGCCGATGCCGACGTTGCCAACGGCAGTAATACGTAGGCGTTCGGTGTTGGCAGTATATAATGCCATAATACTTGCATCCCCATAAATTGACGCAGGTGTAGCGGATGCGCCAAAGGTAATACTTCCTGCGTTAGCATTACCCCACCCTTGTGAACGTATGCCACCATTTACATCTAATGTAAAACCCGGACTACTCGTCCCTATCCCGACGTTGCCATCGGCGGTGATGCGCATACGTTCTGCGTTGTTTGTTTGTATAATATAGGGATGATTTGAGGAAGTCCCTGTATATGCCTCATTGCCAGCTACATAATTCCAATAATTCGTAGTTCCATTAGATAATAACAATAAACCTTGGTTTGTATTATTACTCCCAATTTGCAATGTTGTATAGTTACTATACACCGCTGGATTATTCGTCCCTATACCAACATTGCCTGTGGCGGTGATACGCATTTTTTCGGTGTTGTTGGTCAAAAACATCATTGGCATATTAGCAACTGCGTTTATAAAAAAAGCATCTGACCTTACATCAAATTTTGCATATTCTACTGTGGCAGCATTATCTAAAAATCTCAAAACAGAAATATTATCCACCGCCCTCCCAAGTTGCGTATATCCAAATGCCGAAGCATCGGACATAATAGACAACCTACCATAATAACTATTCGTACCTATTCCTAAACCTATATTCGTATTATCCCAATGGAAATTTGTGTTTTGATAAAGCGAATCCGCGCTTGCCCAAATGGCTACCTTATTCGCCGCCCCGGTTCCTTTAACAGTGCCGGTACCACCACCGCCCGCTGTTCCATCTGTTTCTATAACGTTACCGGAAGCGTCCACCGCAAGGTATTTAGAAGGGGTGCCGGAAAAGTTGTTAGTCGCGTATTGTGGGAGCTTTAATTGTCCTTTCAGATGTGTCGCGGTGATTGTGTCATTACCGATTGTAACAGTATTCGAACCGTTACCCCGCACCGCGTAGCCTATTGCTATCTCATTGGAGTTACCGTTTGCGGATGCTCTTGCCCCCGCGCCTATAAGTACTGCTTTAGTACCTGTGGTATTATTCGAACCAGAAGTAATAAACCTACCCGCGTCATATCCTAATCCGACATTATCTGAACCGGAGTTCATGTTTAAAAGAGATAAGCCACCAACTGCTGTATTCCGGGTTCCGGAAGTATTAAACAAAAGTGATGATGAACCGACAGCAGTATTATCCGAGGCAGTATTACTGCTCAAAGCACTATTGCCAAACGCAGAGTTATTTGCGCCTGTGGTGTTTGAATTTAGGGTATATGAACCAAATGCACTATTGTAACTTCCTGAGGTAGTGTTACCGAGTGCTGAATAACCAAAAGCATCATTGTTGCTTGAGGTTGTTATTTTATTTGCCGCCCTCCATCCAAAAGCACTATTGCCTTCTCCGCTTGTTATGCTTTGTGCCGCTTGTCGTCCCATTATGGTATTCTGTGCGCCATTTGTCAAGTTATATGCAGCAGCATTACCGACTATTGTATTATCTCCGCCTTTAGTGTTTACCATGGTTGCCCCGGCATTTCCAAAAATCAAAGTGCCGGGAAAGCTATTACCTGGGCTGTAAACTACTTGCATAGTATCAACTCCTATCTTCCCATTCACAGTTAAAGGGAAGCCGGGAGTAGCATTTTGGATGCCTAATCGGTCATTTGTCGGGTCGTAGTGCAAATTAGTATCATAAGTCAAAGTGGAATCATTACTCCAGTAGGCTACTTTGTTTGTTAGCCCCGTACCTCCGACACCGCCGCCGCCGCCGCTTGTTCCATCAGCCTCAATCACATTCCCGCTTGCATCAACTGCAAGGTATTTTGAGACCGCGCCTGAGTAATCATTCGTGGCGTACATGGGCAGTTTCAGTTGCCCTTTTAACTTAGTAGAAGTTATGCTGTCATTACCTATTACAGTGGTGTTTGAACCATCGCCAGTGGCTTGATGACCTATTACAATTTCATTTACGCTGCTTTCGTCATCAGCTTTTGTAAATCCACCGATAAAAATAGAATTGCGGGAGGTGTTTAATGTTGTGTCCGTTCCTGTTGTCGCTACACCTGCTCGAAATCCTAAAGCTATATTGTAATCTCCTGTATTTTGCCCTGCCAAAGCAAAGCTACCTAATGCAGTATTTGCATTCCCTGAAGTACCTCGGAGGCTATGATACCCAATGCTTGTGTTATCCTGCGTACTTCCAGTAAGTTCCTGAGATAAAGAACCGATTGCAGTTGTTCTAAACCCTCCCCAATTAGCCGAACCTTTTAAAGCCCCCCATCCAAAAGCCGCATTTGAGCTTCCACTTCCGTAATTTAACATTGCATCTACACCGACCGCAGTATTGCCTATGCTTTCATCATTACCTAAATCATTATTACCACCGTTGCCTATCCATACATTTTGCCCGCCGCTATCCCCTGCGTAATTATTACTAACATGTATAACTTGGCTTCCGTGAGTGTTTACCAATACCTTCCCAAGTGAAGCCCTTATGTTACCATTTGCCTCAAGTCTTTCCGAAGGAGCGGAAGTAGCAAGTCCAAGCCTATCATTTATAGGGTCATAGTGAAAATTATTGTCGTAAGTAATTGTTGAATCATTACTCCAATAGGCCACTTTATTTGCTAATCCTGACCCATCCACAGTACCCCCACCGCCGCTGCTTGGAACGGTTGCACTAATAGTTATTATTCCACCATTAGATGAAGGTACTTCGTTTATCGTAATATTTGTACCACCGTTTATAGTAATAGGCTGCGAACCTGAAGTATTTGAGCTGATTGTTGCTGTATTTATTTCGCCCGCACCTACGCTAAGTAAGCCCTCGTTAGCAACATTCCCATCAACTTCTGAGGTTAAATAACCCCTTGTACTTACCCATGTTTTGGACGCAAGAACCGCTGTATCTGCTGCAATCGTTCCAACTGTAGTAATCGTTCCCCCGGTAAGCCCATACCCAGCAGTAATTGAGGTTACCGTTCCAGACCCGCCTGGAGCAGGTGCATCTACTTCTATAACGTCCCCATTATCTGTAACTGCAAGATATTTTACTGCCGTTCCGGTGTAAATAGTATCGCCATACATTGGCATCCTAAGTTGACCTTTTAAATAGGTAGCAACTATTGAATCATTACCTATTGTAGCTGTGTTGCTACCGTTCCCTATCGCTGTCGCTCCTATAACTATCTCATTGTTTTGAGAGGCAGCACCCGCCCGACTGTTTACGCCTATAAATACGCTATTTGTGCTGTTTGTATTAAACCCAAAAGGGAAACCAGTTTGCCATAATGTTCCCGCGTCCTTGCCAATGGCTACATTTTGAAAACCAGTAGTGTTTCTGTAAAGACTTCTGTAACCCAAAGCGGAGTTATCACCGCCCGAGGAATTAAAGCCTAAAGCCTCATGCCCGATAGCTACGTTTCTTGACGCTTTAGCATAGTAAAGCGAATAAGTTCCGATTGCAATATTTTGGCTTGTGGAATCACTTGTATATAATGACTGATAACCGATTGCAATATTACTTTGACCGTTTATATTATTATACAATGATTGGTGTCCTAAAGAAGTGTTGTACGAACACGAAGTGCAATCGTATAGGGATTGGTAGCCGTATGCTGTGTTCTCAAAAGCTGTAGTTGCAAAAGCCATGGATTCATACCCGGTAGAAACATTAAAATCACCACTTGTAAGGCTTTTTAAAGCGTCTATACCCACAGCTAAATTATTAAACGCCCCTGAGACACTATCGCCGCCTGTGCCGTAAAAAAGGCTGTTGTTTGACTGTAGCCGAGCAATAGTCGTGCCGCCAATTTGATACCTACCAAGGGTAGGTAGTCCGAGAATGTCTTGAGAGGCATTATAAGTAAAAGAGGAATCAAATGTAAGTGTATCAAGTGCGCTCCAATATGTAACCGTTCCTGCAAGACCGCCACCTTTTAAGTTACTTGAACCTATCAAAGACCGTAGTACGGTTGCCGTATCCCTTACCGCGCTCACGGTAGCAATTACAGTAGTATCTACGGCGAATGATATTGTACCACCATTAGTCGAAGTGGTTTCAGTAATTTTTATTCCTGTACCACCAGAAGCGGTTACCCCATTAGCCCCGGAAGTATTTGAGGTAATAATGGACGTGTTTGCGCCCCCCGCACCAACGCCTAAGATACCCTCATTAGTAACACTCCTATCTACTTGGCTTGCTTGCCAGACATCTGTGGTATCATTATAAACAAGTACACTACCGTTTGCAGGGTTTTTGGCATCCACATCTTGAAGGTCTGCAAGTTTTTCATTCAACCATGGACGTACAAGCAATGTCATGTTATTCGCAGTAGGCTTTCTTACCACTACTGCCATTGTGCTGTTAATCTTTGGTCTTGCGGGTTCAACGTCTGTATATTTTCCGCTCTCGCTACCGGATAGGTATAGAATATCACCTACGTCCAGAGTTACCCCGGTCTGCGCTACGTCTGCATGGTTAACCTCTCGAACATAGCCAAACCATGTAACCAATCCCTCATTGTTTGGAGCAATATCGTGAGCAGCAACCCCAACCAATAACTGACTTAATCCAATATCCCACCTTGCTCGTACTACTTTAATTTTGTCCCCTTGCACTATCCCGGTAGGGTCAACCATTAAAGGCTGTCCGGCTTGTATCGTTACACTATCCCCATTTATTACCGGAGGATAAAACAACTCTTGCCCTAATTGATATACTGTATTCCCGAGACCCATACCGAGGTGTAAGGTATAGTCCGCACTATTATAAGCCAACTTCGCTACACTATCCGGCAAATTATGGGTCTGGTCAAAGACAATCCTTTGTACTGTATCTACGCGAGTATCACTTACATCACCTTTAACTTCCCCATTTAAGATAGCTGTTCCCGCACTACTGTTTATAATCATTGAATCTCCGGCAGCCGTTAGTGTTATATTTGTTCCGGCTTTAAACCTTACGTCTGTTCCTGTGCTACTGTTCAAAGGTATTGTACCGCTTCCCGGAGTAAAACTTAAATTTGTAGCACCTACATCTGAAATAGTGTCTGCAATCACATACCATATACCCGAGTTATACATTAAAAGCCTATAACCCACAGTATCCATCCAAAAGTAGGCATTATTGAGGTTTGAGGGTAATGTGGAGGGAGTTGTGCCACCTCGGTAGATAAGTCCATCCGCAGTAGTTTGCCACCCTAAGCGCATCTTATTCCCGGTTGCGGGATATTGGGCAAAGGCAAACGCCGGAATCAAAACTAAAAGGAAAATGAATATCTTTTTCATACTGAAATTACTGCTTTGATTGTGTAATTAGAACGAAAATAATGAATAGCCGGGTCAATGGTTATTTGACTGCTACCCACAGTATATTGAGAAGGCATAAGTAATTGCCCATTTTGATAAACTTCCAATCTGTCTGTATTACTGTTAATAGGTAACACTCCATTATTCCGCGTCCAAAGTAGAACGTTTGACTGTGGTAGTATATATTCCTCAGTAATAACTCGAATTGTTCTCATTGTGGAATACTTGCAAGTATTTGATATGTAGCCCCATCCCAATGGGTATTTGGGTCAATAATAACACTACTACCGGAAATTGTATATTGGCTTGTGAGCAACTTTTGCCCGCCCTGAAAAACTGCTACAAGGCTACCTTGGTTTGTTGTCGGAAGAATACCCCCATTTTCAGTCCATGTAAGCGTATTACCTATTTGCTCAATGTAATACTGAGCAAAAAATAGAACATTAGTGAGGTAAAGACTTCTCGCTATATTGCCATAGGCTTGTTGTTCTGTCGTTCCAAAAAGTTCCGGTTTGTGTATTCGGTCTGGGTCGCAAATTGATTTCCATTGTATATTAACCTTAATCTGTTCCCTTGCTGCAATCTCGCCGCTATAAATAGCCTTAGCGGTCAAAAAGGAAGGCACTATACCATTTGCCCCACCTAAAAGCCTACCGCCTATTGTAGCAAACCAAAATCTAAAATTAGGATTCCACCCTATCCTTCTTTGCAAATTTTTAAAAAAAGTATATCCGGTAGCGTCAAACCATTGCGGGTAAAAATTAAGGTCGTAAACCCTATTGACTACCTTTCTATTAGACCTTCCAAGGTTCACCTCAATATCCTGCGCCTCTGGTACGTCTCCGGTACAAATAAAGTATTTGCCCTTTAGCCCTTGGGTCTCTCCATTATCTAATACTTCTAACCATGAATCAATATCATTCCAGTCCCCGGGAGTTGGTGCGCCATAAGGGAGTATCACTACCCCGCAAATCTGCGATTCCAGAGGTAGTGGGACGCAGTCTATATTCTCCGGCAAAACAGAAAATACAGACTGCGAACACATATTGCAAAAGTGGTTTATCATCCTGCGTGCGGATTCGGATGCCTCGGAGGGTCTCCCACTCCGTTTTTCATTTCATAAGTGATAATGATGCGACCGAGTTCGAAATCCTCAGCACCATTACCGAGAACAAGTCGGGCATTGCTTGAAAACGGTTCGATTCCATCTTCACCGCCGTACAACTGACCGCCCCTTGTACCAAACCGGAAGGTAAAGTTTTTAGGGTTGCATTGTAGTTGGCGAAGGAAGTCCCGGGTAAGGTTAGACCTAACGTTTACCTCAAATTCGAGCGTGTATATACGCTTAATTACAAGAATTGAACCCTTTGGGCCATTGTACGGCGTTTCCTCTGGTTCGGCAACCCCACCAATACCAACAAGCCATTTTGTTTTACTATTGGTTAAATCGGCGTTGTCTATGCCGCCGCTTACTAAGGTAGGATTACCCCCTGAGTAATCGAATGCGTCTAATCCACCTACCGGAGTAATGTACAAATCGCTTATCTGCGAGAGGTATGGAACCTCTTGGCAATTTTGGTCTGTGGCTAACTGACCAAACAGCAATTCATCATTACACCCCGAAGTACATTGAACGTCTGTCCAAATATTAAAAGGCATTGTGATTCTGTTTAAAGATTAAGAATAAAGTGTCATGTTTCTCGGTGCGCGTTTATCGCAGCCAAAGCAGCCGGATATTGTTCCCGGTAAATTTGACACTATCCAAGTCAAATACTCATTGTATAAATCTGCAAGTCTCTGCCTCTTTGTTACAAGGTTGTCCGGTTGCAGCACAGTCCAATAATTAACTCGACCACTTTCGAGAACCTTGCTAATCATTTTATAAGCCGCCTTAAATTGTAAACAGCGAGCGACCGCATCCCGGAAGCTAAAGCCGTTTAATTCCTCAAGTTCGCACAACCAAGCCAAAGGATTACAGTCAAAATAGCCCTCTACTGCAATGCCGCCAAAGGTGTTATTGCAATAATTTGCTTCCGTACTATGTTCTTGTAAGGCAAAACCACCCCAATCAAAGAAGTTCATCCACCCCGGCTTTTGGCAGCACCATGCCCTATTATTACGCCCCTTTACGCCCCCGGTATCTAAGGCAATGTTATACCTTAGGCTTTCCTCATTTATAGCGTAAAAGTCAATATTAACAGGTGTATCTAACTCGGTACGTTGCCAACTTTGGTTTGTTTGGGTAATGCTTTGAGTTACCGAAATGAAGTTGGGATTATTGCATGTAATTTCAACGCTATAACTACCCGGTGTTTCAAGTGAGGTATAAACAGCAGTTACAACAAACTTCGCCTCTTTCATGCGAAAGCGAGGTCTAAGTTGAATGCCAACTACGCCGGGATTATAGGTGAAATTTCCATCGGTTTTGCCTATTAAGCCTTTCCAATGTGGTAGTTTAGATACCTTAGTAGCCGTAAGCCTTGCAAGCAATTCCCCTTGAAAATCTCGGATAGCTTCCATCCGTACCTTCTCAAGTTCGTCCCAAACCGTTATCTGAGAGCAATCCAAGTTGGCAAATACACTATCCAGTATAGGGAATCCATACTCTGTGTCGGTTATATAGTAACCGCTTTCAGAAACATTAAAATCAATAGGCTCACCGCCGGAGAGGCATTCGCAAGTCCTATCCGAAAGGCCAACTAAAGTATCTAAACAATCCACTTTCATATTAGGCAGACTTAAATTTCAGAATACCGGAATGCCCATCTGCCGCCGCCGGAGCAGCATAAAGACCGGAGTTCATTATAATCTGAAAATGGTGTTCAAACTCAGAACGCATCCGATTTTTATTTACCGTATTGCATACCTTTTGATAGCGAACGGTATATCGGAGAGGACGCATTGTTCCATTTTCCCGAACCATAAGCACAGGGTCATCTACGACAAATTCCCAATGATTGTCCTCTACTTGGTAAGGTTCATTGGTTAGTGTCGGGTCTGTGTGATTGAAGAAAATGTAGCTACCCGGGTCAATGACAAAACTATTTGCTCCGGACAAAGTACTGTCAAGCAACTTGACGTCAAAGAACAAAGGAGTTTGCCCCCAGCGTGCCTCGCTTCTTTGGTCATCATTCAGCACCTTGTACTGACTGTTTACAAAGGCATTGTAAAAATGCTTACGCCCGGCTACCATGAACCAAGAACGCATATCATTATTCAATGCAACCGTTTCAATGTCGGTAAGTGTGTCCGGGTTTTGCGTACTAAGCGTGTTCTCCGTAATCATAAACGTTGTTCCGGAATACGCAATGCCAGTAGGTAGGTTCGTGTCGTTGTTTACTGTGGTACGGTTCGTGTCAAGGAAATTGATAAACTCAAGATTCAGGCTGTTGTGAATCGCTTGCATACCAAAGAACAAGTTTTCTGCCACAAGTGTAGCCGCTTCTTGGGCTAAATCGCGGTTTGCTGTGTCCCGGAAAAGATTTCCACAAAGCCCATCATTAACGGTTCGTGTCTTTACCTTGCGAAGGTTCAAGTCGTAGATGCTCTCCACAGCTTGAACGCCAGCACCGGAGGTAATATCGCAACTAAGCGAAAGGTCTGCGCCATCCCCATCGTAGTCCAGAGTGGAATCCGCTCCGGTCAAATGGTATGCGCGATAACCGAGACAATTCCCTGCCGCATCCAATAGCGGGCTAACATTTGCGCTTTGGTTTTGCAGCATTGCGTTTGCTGTGCTAACCTGCGAAATGCGCTCGTATCTGGAGGGAGTTGTTGCATCGGCAGCGAAAAGTGATGTTAGCTGCGCCTGAATGTCAAACAAGGCTGCGGCTGTAACATTTTGAGATGCCATAGTTATAAATTTTAGGTTAAATAAAAAAGCCTCTCGGTAGAATCCGAAAGGCTAAGGGTCATGCTCAACAAAAAATTCTCTCAATGAAAAAACTTACTGCTTCCTTTGTAGTTCGGCCATTGCTCGTAATATGTCGGCCTTGTCTTTTGGAGTTTTAGCACGTTGTAATGCTTCCCTTGCGGATTCTATCGTCTGAAATCCGGTAACCCCACCTTTAGCACCATTGATTGCAGGAATACCCGCGGGTGCTTCATTAAAGCCATACCCGGCTGCTTTCCATTGATTTGCAATGTACTGGTTAAACTCTATTTTATTGCCGTATTCATCGCGTAGTGGTGTTCCATCGGCGTTTGATAGGTTAATATTACCTTGCTCGTCAACTTTGAATAGAGAGGTATCTAAAGCCTTAAAAAAGAAAGATAGCTGTGCGCTTGGGTTTTCAGCAAAGGCAGCATTCGAGGTTTCCAGTATCTCTCTACCTCTTTGGTAGATAGTCTGCATGGTTTTTTCCTTGGTAATGTTGCCCTTGAATCCTTCGTACTCAGTACGCACTTGTTCCAATTCCTTTTTGTACTTCGCTACCGCATCGTCAAGTGCGATATGAAAGGCTGGTGCTTTTCGAATTTCATCAACTGTCAAAGATTGTGCATCCGGCTTCCCGGGTTCACCTTGCAATTTTTCAGCTAATTGCCTTAGCCCTTCCTCTACCTTGTCGCTTTCAATTTGAAATGTCTGAAACAAGGATGATGCAGCCTTTTCAACTGCGTTACCCTTTTCCCGAACACCCCTGTTAAATTGCTCCCGGCTTTCAGCTTTAAATTTGTCGAGGACTGCCTTAGCGTATAGATTGGCTGCATCTGGCTTTAGTTCGCCTTCCTCAGTAGCTATAAGTGCTTTTAGGTCATCCTCATTTAAACCCGAAAGCCTAACAAGGTCTTTCGTAAGAAAAAATGATAGTTCCATATTTATTCCGATTCGCCCTGCTTGTAGGACGTTCCTTTTTTGTTTTCGCCATCTTTTTGGAATGGCCTAATAGCTTCCGGCGTTTGTATTTGAGCAGGTATCACCTCCTTCCAGACGTGCCTACCTTTTGTAGCCGGGTCGCTTTCAATAGCGTTTTTATAATCGTCCGTAAACAAACGGTCGTAAGTTACCCCAGTATATTTATTTGTTGCGCTCCACCTTTCCACGTCTAAAAGTTTTAGTTATCGGTTTGATTAATTCAGGGCTGCCGCCAATAACATAAATCCATCCGTACTTTTCAATATCCTGCCGCTTTCTCATTGAACCCATAAAAAATGCACTTGGTACAAGTTTTACCGGATGATAAAAAAGTGCTTGTGTAGGTGTCAACTCCTCAGCTATTTCAAGCATTAACTGTTCAATACTTGAGTGTATTTTATGCCGGGTGCAAAAAGTCGTAATTTCAGTTGCATATTTCATAGGGCAAAGTTATTCGTTTAAATCTACATTTGCAACTTTTTTTAACACTTGTACTTTTTTGTCGTTCCCATCTTCCCAAAATAACACCGTATCTCCATTACTGTTTATCTGTTTCTTAGGCCACTTTTGAAGGTAGTTAATAACCTTATTTGTACTTTGTTCCTGCGCCCGGGTAAACATTTGCTCCATTCTCTCATAATCTATTCCGGATTGCATTTGAACAATAATTTCCCGGTCTTCATTTAGTTTCCTTAAAAGTGGGAGAAGGTTGTTATTGTTGGGCATATCTTTACCGAAATTCATTAAGTCAAGTTTGCCATTATTTATAGCCTCAAGGATAGCTTTATTCTTTTGTGCTGCTTCCCGGTTAACAACAAACTCCCCACCCTCTACCTCTACTTTCCTACCGCCAAAGGCATGGCTCGCTCCATCTATCCATCCACCCTCCCTAAACTTAGGCGGTTCTGCAAATTTCTTTGCATTGTTGCGAACCGAGGCAATAGTCGCCGCTAATGTGGCAACAGCAGCAAGGGCTGTAATTATGCCCAATACTGGTCCAAGTTTCGTAGATTCTTTAAAGTAACCTATTGCAGTAGATATGTAGTCTGAGGTTTGAGTTGCTGCATTGATTAACAACTGTGCGTTTGCAATCTTCCGCTCTCTTTCCAGTTGCTCTTTTGCTGCCTTGTCCCTTTCATCGTTAAGGGTCTTTAATTGTTGTTTATAAAGTTCTGCGCTATTTGCATAACCTTGCTCTTGTAAAGCGAGTTCTTCCTGCAATCTTTGTTCGGTTATACGGATTCGCTCATTTAGCCCATCAATTATCCTTTGGTTTTGCTCCGCTGCCGCTTGTGTTGCTGTGGCAATTAAATTGCCAATACTATTTACCGCTATCCCGGCTGCTTGTTCTATTTCAGTAAGTTCTTCGTCATTTATCTTTAGCAGATTCTTTAATCCGTTCCGTATATTTTTAGCCTTGGGTTCATTAAGCGTTTTGTCTATTATGGATAGTTGCTTTCTCAAAACTTGTACTTCCGGGCTGTTTTCAGCACCCTCAGCTTCAAGTAATGCAATCCTATCCGCAATGGATTTGCGTTGTATTTCCAATCTTTTTTTGGCAATGTCTTGCTCCAATGTTAAAAGTGAATCACCGGATTTTGTTTGTAGTTCTAATTCAAGTGATGCCAGTTCTGCCTCAAGTTCAATAGCACTTTTCCCCTCACTTAACCGCCTTTCCCTTGCACCTTCTTCTATCTTTTTTCGTTCTACCGCGATTGCGTTTAATTGCTGTTTAGTGCGCTCTAATTCTGCCCTCTGTTCATCTGTTACCAATTTACCGAGTGCCTCAAAACTTGCCTCCTGCGCTTGTATTTGGGCTTTTAGGTATGTTTCTTGGGCTTCCAAAATAAGCATAGCCCGGGATTCTTCGAGGTCTAATTGCTTGTCTATTGATGCGGAAATTCCGGCTGCTATTGCCTCGTCTTGGGCTAATTGTAGTTCTGCAAGTTGTCGCTGCCTCTCTGAAATCAATAACTTGTTCTCTCTGTCTGTAATTAGAGCAGCTTGCTCTCTCGCTCTCACAAACGGAGTTTCATCAAAGGGTATGTTTGCTAAACGTGCTGCTTCCCGAGCTTGCTTCTCCAAAAGTGCTATCTGCTTGTTTATAGATATTTCCTGCGCTGCTAATCGTTCTTCCTCAGTCATTAATTGTTCGTCTTGCTCCCTTACTAAATCCTCAATTTCTTTTCTTAACGCTTTGTAATTTTCCCTTAACTCCTTTACTTTCTCGCTTTGCTCCCTTAATAGTTCATTTTTGGTTTGTAGGTCATTCCTTGACCGGGCATTAGCATCAGCTTGCGCTAAAAGTATTTCATTTTCGAGGTCTGCAATTTTCTTTAAGGATTCCGATTGTTCCTTACCGCTTTGTTGCGCTGCCTTTAGTTCCAATTCGGCTTCTTTTTTGCGTGCTTCAAGTGAAGCAGTCCTATCTTTCTCTAATTTTGATTCCAATTCAGCGGCCTTTTGTAACGCCGCTTGTCTTTGAGCAAATGATTTCGTATTATCAGATGCTATCTCCCTTTGCTTGTTTAGTTCGTCTTTTGTCGTGGCAATATTCCGCGCTAAGGTAGCTTCTAATTTAGCAGCCTCTTTTCCGGCTAATGATAATTGATTAAGTACCTTTACAGCTTCCCGGGTATCATCGGCAAAGGTCGTAACTGCCCCTGATAGCCTTTTAAATGCCTCTGACAAGGATATTTGCCCGGTAATTAATTCCACATAAGTCCCTACAAGGTCTTTGTAACGCTTAGATAATTGCCCCAAAATCGCATTGAATACATTTATAACCTGCGTCAACTTGCTTAAACCTTCCCCGGCCTCATTGCTTGTTTTCACAAAGCTATTAAAAGTAGCTACCAATGAAGTTACCAGTAAAATTATTGCCCCAATTCCAGTACCTATTAAGGCTGTTTTGATTCCTTTAGATGCCGTTTGAACAATTTTTGTTATTTTAGGCCATCTACTCGCAAATGCTTCTGTAATACTTGTTATTTGGCCTTTTGTTTCTAAAGCTAAACCAACTCCAATATCCTTTCCAATAGCACGAAAAACATCTGCTGTAGTTTTACCAAACTGCCTAACCTTATCGCCAAGAAATACAAATACATTTGAGGCTACATTACTTATTTTTATTAGTGTCTGCTCTTGCTCTTTATTTAACCCCAGATTCTCAATTAACGCCCGGGAGTATTCCCTCACAGTTTGTTGTGTCTTTTTTAATTCAGACCTATGCCTTGCGGTTGTTTTGACCGCCCTTGCTGTTGACTTTTCTGCATTCTCGATACTTGCGGCTGCCTGTGCCATTATTTTTGTAATGGTTTCCGCGGCTGCCTTTCCCTCCTCCCCCATTTGGGAAAGTAAATCTATCGCTTGTTTTAAGGTTGTAAACGCGCCACTATCGTTTACATCTATATTGAGTTGAATATTACTTTCCATTTTTGTAAGCCTTTATGCGCTCCTGCTGACTTTTTTGCGCTCGCAGAATGTCGCGGTGAAATTGGTAACAATCCATTTTTTGAATATCGGTCAAACTATAATTTAACGCCTCAGCTATATAACGTGCTGCCTCGTCTAATTGGTTTCCTATTCTTTCCTGAATGCTAAACAATTTACCGTTCTCAATGCCTACCCATCCCACTAAAGGCTGTCCCTGACCGCTTTGTCTATTTGTTTCGGTAAGTCGTTCCACCATTCTGTTAACTGCGAAGCCGTAAACATGACTAAGAAAAAAAAATCATGCTCGTGAAGCCCCTCCGCTTGCCAATCCGCAATCTTTTCATTTGCCATTGATTCATTCCAGTCGTTTAGGTCTTCCCCCTCTCTGACAATGAATAAGGTTGCAGCATAAAAAGAATAGTCCCAAGTGCGGTCTGTCTTGTTTACTGCTTGCCTTAGATTTTCGATTTCTTTGAATAATTCATCCAGTTTTGGTTCTTTACTCACAAGGCTGTTAGCCGCCTTTACCAATCGGTCAAAGGCTTGCATCTGTTCCGCAAAAGTAGCGTTAAAACCTACTACTGATAACATCTGCTTAAGCAATTTATACCTTGTAAATCCTAAGCCCTCTCTTACGCTGCGTATATGGTATTTTACTCCATTGGCTGTGAATGGCGTTTTATATTTCCCTGTTTGCGTATCCACAATTCCCTTAATAGGGTCTTTCGCCCTTTGATTCCACCAGTAACGGGCATCATCGCCAAGCAAGGCAAGGGCAATCTTTTCCGCGTCATCCTTGCCCGGATAGCGGCGCAAAAAGGCAAGTATTTCCGAAGCATTGAGTTTATTAAATTCGTTCTGTGTCATAAAATTTTTGAATACTAAAGGCAGTAAAAATAGCTGTTACCACTACCGGGAATAGGTAGTGGTACAGCCCTAAAAAAAGCAAGATAGTAAGACTATGGGAACCTGAAATGCAATAGCAACAGCCGAAAGTTACCTTATATAACCAATAACGCCACCCTTGCATACCTTGCCCTACAATGCGCTCAATAAAACAGCGAATAGGCCATAGTATTTCACCGGGCTGACTTATAACATTAGCTACAAGGTAACCATACGCACCAAAAATTAAACCTGTTACCAATGCGTAATGCATGACTGTGGGTTATATTGAATTTCCGAAAAGCAATTTAAAGGCATAAGCGTTCGGGCTGTAGCCTGAATACCAAAAAAGCCGTAAGGCCACATAAATAAGTGCTGTTTGTCCGCATAAGCGTAAGCCCCAAAGCATGAAGCCCGGTCTATAAGTATATTAGTTCGGGTAATATTCATGTGAACATTAGCACCGTTAAAAGTGCCTTGAAAGTCTTTCATTATAGCGTTGTTTGCTTGTAGTGCTATAAGACTAATATCTTCCGGATTGGTTAACCCAAGTTTAGGCATATTAACCCAGACCACCAGCTTAAAAGTAGTTGTTATTTCTACTCCGTTAAACTTTAGCCTTGTACTCTGCTCAATAGCAGAGGTTTGACTTCCGGAAGCATCAAAGTAAGCCATTGACGCATATCGGTCATCCGGCACAAGATTCTTGTACTTGTTTTGTTGAAAACATTGGTCTGAGGAAAGGTAAGACGAAACAGGAATAATTCCATCAGGCGTTTGAATAGGAACACCAATACCGCCGTAACGTTCCACAAAAGGGAAGGCAGTAACGGTATCACGCAATATCTGTTCTGTAATATGTATCATTATATTCGTATATTTCTACCATTCGCTCAATTTCGCAAACAATACCCGCACCACCTTGAGTATTTAGCCTTACAAAGTTAAGTCTTTCATCCGCGTCTGCCGGAATAAACTTTAACGCGCATTTATTCAACCATGGTTTATCAGCAATATCATCCCCTACCCCTATTGAGTTGCGGAATGGCAAAGGTAGTGTATCTTTTTCTTTGCTAACTATAAATTCACACCCTATATCCTCAAACCAAACCTTTGCCCCCGGCCAATCATCGGCGGTTAAAATTATAATTCGGTAACCTTTTGCTATTAGTCTGCGCAAGGCCATTTTATCTCGCGCTGAAACAGCTTTAAAAGCCTTTCGCCCGGTAGCGTTTATATATTGCTTGCCATTAGTTAACACTCCATCTAAGTCAAAGATGATAGTATCTATTATACTGGCCATAATTTTTGCTTCCAATTTGTTCCGTATTTTTTTGTTAATGCTTGCAATGTTTGGGCATCCCTTAAAGCCCTAAGTCTTTCCCTTAAAATACTAATGGGATGAACCATTCGCGGATTGTTCCGGGTGCTGTGTCGTAGATAGGTATGCGTTACTTCCGGTGTGCCGGAAACAGCGAGTTTATACTGCTTTTGCCTTGCCCGGTAACTCCAATCTAAGTCCATACCCCAATATGGCATCTGTTCGTCCATACCCCCGACATCATTTAAAGCCACACCAGAAAACATTGCCATTGTAAGTTCAATGAATGGTATTTCTTTGTATGCTTTTGACTGCAAGTGTATATGGTCGCTTTTGTGTGTCGCGTGTATAGCAGCAATTTTGTTGTCGGCTTGCATTTGAGAGAGCATCTGAAAAGGCAGTTTAGGGTCAAAACTTACATTGGTAATCCACAGTAGATAATCGCTTGATGAAAATTCTCCCCCGGCCTTTAAAACACCCTCATTAAATGCCTTACTCATACTCCCAACTCCTTCCCGCGTTACTATTATTGTGTCCCGGTTAAGCCCGGAAGCGGTTAGGCATTTCATAGTACTGTCAAAATAACCGGGCTCTTCATAGTATAATACTATTGGAATAATTCTACCCGGTTTAATATCTTGCTTTTTCATTTGCTGAAAATATCCTCAAGGATTGCGCCCCAAGTGTCCCAGTTTAAAAATTGCTTTCGGTATTCTTTGCAGCCTTGTATTAATCTATGTCTTAAATTTTCATCCTGCAAAACCTTTAAAGCATTTTCATATTGGTCTTTAGGCTTGCCATATTCACTAATTAAGGAGTTATACCCATGGATAAGGTCATCGTCCCCTTGGTATATACCCCTAACCGGGATACAATTACAAGCCATTGCTTCAACCGGAGCGCATGAACGTGCATCATAAACACTCGACTTAATCAAAATCGTTGCCCTTTGGTATAAACCTATAAGGCTTTCCTGAGAAGGCTTGCAGTAGTATTCATCCGGTATCTCCTTCATTGTCTTTAGTGGAAATTGAGAATAGGCAATAATTTTATACCCCTGCATTTTTAACATACCCGCTACTTCCGGTGCTTGATATTGTATATCCTTCGCCGCATTATATGGCTCCCAACCCTCCACCAAAACGATTCCCGGCTCTACTTTTCTTAGTGGTTGAAAGTCATCAGAAACGCCATTGCCTATATAATACATAGGCTTTATACCCCTTTGAAATTCATTACGCACAATGTACTCAGTAAACTTTGATATGCCAATGATAGGAAAATCTACGCTGTAAGCCCTGCGGCAAGCGTTCTGCCATGCTAAGTCGTTAGGGTTAAAAAGATGCTCTGCCATTTGTAGAAAGAAAAACTTTTTTGCCCTTATTTGCGATAATTGCAGTATAATACAAAGTGGCGGGCTTCCGGCAACTACGACATCGAAAACGTCCCTAATATTTTGGCGATAGATTACGTTTACCCTCCTATCTACTTTTACCCAGTCGTATCTTTGACCGATAACACCAAAGGATTGTAGCGTGACATCATGCCCCTTTCGGGCTAAGTAGTTGCAATGTTCAATGATTACTCGGATTCCACCATGGACATTTAGTGAGGGAGTCAGATAACAGATGCGCATATTAAAAATTTATATATTTGTTTATACGTCTTTGATTCAGTATATTAAGCAGTTGTATTTCCCGCTCGGTCGGTAGCAATATATTACCCCGCTTATTTACAAAGCCCCTAAGTTTATTTTGATTTGCAGACCTATTCGCCGTAATGGTAACAGTTGTACTCGTCTCTGTTTCGGCGGTTACCCTTGGCTGAATATCGTTCCAGAGTTCCCCGGTCATCGTAAAATCTACATACTCAGTTTGGTATCCTTTGTCTTGCCTTGTCTTGGTGTGCTGCGGTGAATATGGGCTGAATTTTACCTCCTCGTAATTCACGCCCTCAGTCTGTATGCGCAACTGTATTGCGGCCTTGAGGTCGAAGGCCATCTGTTTAGCATCATCTGCTCTATTCGCCGCCATTTGGGCAAGACGTTCTTTTAATTGTATAACATATTCCTCTACTGTCATACCTTTTCAGTTAAATTATCCTGACACCCTACAATCGTTCTACCTACTTCCATGGTAACTTGTATTTGAGCGCATGGTGCGTTGTCAATAGCGGAAGGTTCTACTGTTACAGTTTGCGCCCCATAAGCATCCCCGGTAGCGCATTGAATTACTCCAAAAACGTTATGATATGGCATTACGGATAACGGTGCTATCATTGCATCGGAAACGCCGTATATCTGAAATTGATAACGCTGTGCAATCCTTACGGAATCCAAAACCCTACCACCAACGCCATTTTCCAGAAATTGCTCCTCAGTAACAAGCCCGGGAAGCGTTGCGTACATCTCTGCGAAAAACTCCTGCATGTAGTTTTGGCTTTGAACACTCGCATACATTAACCCCAAATTTTGAAGGTCTTTAGTGTTTAGCCAATAAAAGCGCATATACTTGTTTAGTGCTTCCCCGGTTGTTTGGTATAATGCAGCTACTCCGGTAGTGCATGGGTCAATATCCCCAACGTCAAAAGTAATCCGGTATATTTTCTGGTAGGCTTCATTATCCAACCATGCGGTCATCCGAGCATAAACCAATTCTCCCGGGTAATCATCTGTGTCAAACGAAGCAGGAGAACCGGGCTTGCCAGTTCCACCCCTTACCCAGTTTACAAGGTCATCGCTAAAATGTATTTCAGTAGGAACGCCCGGGTCGTAATCAAACTCAACGTCAAACCTATACCCGCCCTGAATGTAGCCGTTACATGCTAAGGTGGGTTGCCAGTCTTGTAAATTAAAGACCGAGCGAAGGCAAAGAGGATGCGATATATATTTACCAGTTCCCACTTCGAGTTGAATGTAATAGTTACCCTCTGCTTGCATACCTGAGAAAGGTGTTCCATCATAGGTTATATACGCTGTATTGTTTGTAAAATTATGCACCTCAATACCGCTCAAAGCCTCTACAAGTCCGTTATCATCGTAAAGGTAGGCATCTACATTCCCGGCTGATAAAGTACCCGCGAATTGAACCTGAAAGCATGGAACGCGGTTTGTGGGAGAGTACAAAGGACAAAGGTGTTCATTGTCCCCCGGCTGCTTTTGAGCATAGAACGGCAATGACTGATATTTATTGATTGCGTTTATCATTCTTGCTTATTTAAAAAAGGATGCGGCTCGAGAATAGGCCGCACCAGTAATATTTTGCAACCTCATGGATAAAAAAATCAATGAAGCAAAGTTAATGTTAATTTGCAAGACTTTGCACTCCAAGCAATACTTTCTACCTTACCCCATCCGAGTTGACTTTTAACAAGCTCCTCAGCATTAAAATTTTTGTACCCCTGCGCGTTAATTTTCACATTTAGTTCCACTTGCTTTCGCCGCCGGATTACGCTGTCGAAAACCTCTACCACCCCATTTAGCGTCCCGGTAAGGAAAGGTCGCTCCCATCTGTGGTAGTTGTCAATAAGAGAGGTAATGGCATACCCGCCATTAATATAAACCTGAGAAGTTAGCGGATAAATGTAGCGAGATACCATGTAGTAATCCCCATCTATTACTGTCGTTTCTACAAAGCAAAATCCATCATTTGAAATGTCTTGGTTGTTCAAAATAATGTGTGCAATGTCATTATTTATCCGCTCAAAGCTAATCACCTTTTCCTCTGTATCTGCTAAGGTAGGGCAATCGTAATAAACCGGGAATCCCTCAAAGTCCCGGGAAACATCTTCATAATACTTCCACCTCTCCGCCCTTGGGCTGTTTGCGCCATCGTATTGATATTTTGAAAATCCATCTATAAAATTAATGTATGTAGGGCTTGTTAGGTCTGTTCCATTTACCTCATTAAAATATGTGTGGTGTTCTATTCTAAGGTCTGCGTTCTGAATCCTTATTTCGATTTTAAAAAGCCCCGAGAGAACCTCACATAGTTTCTTAAATGAAATCATACCGTTTGTGGCATCTTGGTAAGCCCAATACCTTTTAATATCGGATTTTTGGAATACCACAATATTCTTTGTCTTATTACTTGTGTATGGAGAGGTTGCCGGGTCTGCCCCCTGAGCATTAATACCTAATAAGTTAGACCGTAATGTTAGTTCGGTGCATGGATTAAATGCAGCTAATATATCTGCTAACAAAATGCCGTTTGAAATGCTTTCTACTTGCTCTGTTTGTCCCAGTCCGGCAATGTCCCAAAATTGCGAATACCAAACCTCTTCCGGCGTTCCGCTTGGGTCAATGGAAAAACTATTTGCTTGGTTATAAGTAGTGGCTAATTTTCGGGCATACTTAGCAGAAACCGGGCAATTATCATCTACTAATATCCACCCATCGCCCGGCGGTTCGTTTGGAATACCCCCGGTGCAATCAACTACAATATATTCCCGCTTCCACCGAGTAACCCTCCTGTATATACCGCCAATGTTTGTAATAACTTGGTGTTCGACATAATTCCATCCCCCCGCATCTGCTCCACCCGGGAAGCAGTCATAGGGAACAGTACATTGTAGTAAGGTGCAAGGATTTTCGGTACAAATACTTTCCTCAATGTTCCCTTGGTATGTCTTTACCGTTTTTGTATTTAGCGGAATGATACTGAATATATTGCGCTCCTTTTCCCATTCATCTATTAGGCAAGTGTATTCATCTTTAGGTTCTAATTTTACTTGAACCTTACATAGGCTCAAATCCCAGTCTGTATTACTTGTTCGGAATTTTAATTCCGCTTTGTAAAAATCCCCGGTATCGTATCTTATCTCCACATCGTATTTGTCGCAAGTTCCGGAGAGTTCAATTTGATAAAGCCTATCGAAATCCGCTCCCTTAAATATCAAAGTAGTGTCAAGCCTCCTGCGTAAAAATCCGAAAGTAGAATCCCTTTCATCCCTGAATACAAGGTCATCATTTACCGGGTATAGTTGTTCCTCCCCAGAACCAAAATCACAATGAAAGGTGAATTTTTCTATCATGCTAAGACTATATTACCATAAGTATTTATACCTCCCCGCCGGGCTGCGAACACCTCTGCCAATTCTTTGCTAATGTAGTTTAATGTATGTCGGCAGTTGTAACCACCACAAGCAAATTCCACAGGTACAAGTCGGTGTTTGCCTTTCCATTCCTTATTATTCCATTTAGCAATCTCCTCTGAGGTGTAAACCCGGTTTAGTCTTTCCTCACAGAAATCCCTTGTATTGTCCTTTAGTGTTCCCGCGTATATGGCATGATTCAGGCCATTTTCCTTAGCCAAAGCGAAAGCAGTAGCCCGGTCAAATTGGAAATACATGTCGCGGGTAAAGCGGGAGTAGTATGTCATTGCAAAACCGCTTTGAGGATTGTTGAAAGCTGCTCTAAACTTATCTCTAAACTTATCAACGTTTACCCCGAGTGTTATTGCTTGCTGTATCTCCCTAACTACTTTTCCTGTAAAGTCGCTCCCGGGAGCAAGGGCATCAAACAAAGTCCCCGGGATGACTTTCCCATCGGAATAACCATAATAAGCTAAAAGTGTATCAAAAACCGTTTTGGGTGCTTTTACGGGTTCTTTTATTGATTCGCTTATGAAGTCTTTATTCTTATCCCAAAGTCCGCGTAAACGGCCTAAAATGCCGCTAAAAACCAATTTTCGAGAAAGCGTCCATACTCTGTTAATCACAGTAGCTATTTTAGCAAGTCTGCGAAGGTTTGCAAAGGTGAAAAGTAGCTTTTTCTCCTTATTAACCCGAAGCCCTGCAATCAGCTTATCAATGGAAAGCCAGTAGTCATTTTGCAAAGTCCGCCAAATGCGAGTAGTTTCGCTTTCGGCTTTTACAATAGCCTTTTCCTTATCCCTTATTAAATCCAGAAGGCTCATTCTTCGTTATTGTCTGGTTCTTCTATTTCCCCCGGTACACCCCCGGTAATATCATTGAGGTTAAAATTCATTTCCGGCTGTGCTTGCGGCCTTTGAACCTCACTTGCTATCCTCGCGGCAATCTCGCGGATTTTGGTGCGTTGTTCATTGAAGGAAAGCAAGTAAAACGGTACGGTTTCCTGTTCCAGTTCGTTTGCAATCTCGTCCCAATGCTCCCAAACCTGCCTATCCGGGTCATTCTCTGCCCGGGATTGTAAGATAAAACCTACCTCAGTAATGTTTTTAGTTTTGAACGGCCTATGCTTTTCAAAAGCCTCCGCAAACATAACTAACTCAGGGCTGTTCCGGTATTGCTTTTTAATAATATCCATCCGTATGGATTGTAGTACCTCATAAGGCAACCCCGCCCCTTTAGCGGCGTTATATTGCGCTATAAGCCCATCTACGCTTTGCAGCTTAAAGTCTTGAGGGAATGAAAGCATTACTTTCCCGGTTGTTCCATAATATTGAAACGCCACCCGCCATGCCAACTCCCACCCCCTTTCGATAAGGGATGCAAGCGGAGCAAGTTTATTATTTATCTTATCGTATTCAATAGATGCCTGAGTAGCGGTTGCAATACTCATAAGGTTGGCAGCGTCAACCGCTTGCTGTGAATAAACAGCTAACATTACCTGCCTTGAAAGTCGTTCAATTTCTGTCCGGAAAAACTCTATTAGATTAATAGGTCGCTCAGCATAATGCGTTAAGGAAGCAAGGTTAAATACCTCGTCCTGTCTTTGCGGCCATGCAAGGGTAACGGCTGACTGTTCGGTTAGTGGCATAATCTTTCCAGAACCGCCGCAGCACTTGCATTGCCTGTCTTTAGACCTAACCCCACCATAATAACCACCCTCGCACATTGCACCACTTTCCTCGTCTACGTCATCACAAGACTTTACATACATAAACTTTTCCGCTCTAAGGTGCAATACCTTGTGCAAGTCAAAAAATGAAGTATCTCGAATAAGGCTTTTTAATAGCGGGATGGCATCATAAAAAATCGGTGCGCCAATTTCGTTATCGTGAATATCAGATAAGTATGCGCTCCACCGTATAGCCGGGACTTCTAAGGTGCGGTTCATTATCACCGTATAGCGGAATGTCTTACGGTCGTATGTTATGGTTTGGTAGTTCTCTATTCCATCAATAACCACATCCGGCTTTTGCTCTATCATATTGACAAAGTACCCTATGCCAAAAAGGTAATTGTCCGGTGTATCTATTTCCTTACCTTCCCGGGTAGTGGCTTTCCGAGTGGTTTCAAATGCCAAATATTTAAGCCGGGCTGTTTCATCGTAGCCATAATCCAAAACGTTTTTGGATGGTATCTCCAAAGGGTAAATGTCTGTAATGGCTGTAGCGTTGTTCGCCGGGTTAAGTCTGGCAATGTATGTGAAAACAGTCCAATAATTAGGGTCAAGTTTTGCGGCGTACTTAGCCGCCTCAAAACAATAGCGGAATAAGTTCTCTCCTCGGTAAAAGTCGCTAAAGTGTTCCTCTATTCTGTCTTTAGCACTCGTTTGACCTTCGACAACCTCTTTTATCCCATCTGTACGAACAAGTTCCTCTATATACGCCAAAGCGGGAGATAATACAGAACGAGTAATACTGTTCGTTAGCTTTAGTCTCTGCTTTTTCTGTTCCTCATCCTCACGGGCTGTATATTGTTGCAAAAGGTCTTTTTGGTCGTCTGTATCCCCAAGCAACTGCCTACACAGGTTGGCAAGTTCTACCTCGCTTGTGTAGTTTTTATGCCTCTTTTTTTCAGCTAAAATCCGGGCTAAGTATGGTGCTGCTTCGTCTTGTCTCATGGCTTTGTTTTTGCAAATTTACATAATTTGAGGCAATGCAGCCGATAATTTATGTATAATAGCATATCTTATAGCATCGCACCCATGATTAAAACTATCTATTGGCACATTCATTGGTTTGCCGTTTGTGTCCACCTTCCAAGCGTAGTTCCTGAATTCTTTTAAAAGGTTTAGGCTATCTTTAGTAACGCATATCTCATAACGTTGCATTAAGTCAATTCCGTATTTTATATCTTTTTTTGAGCAAGGATAAACATTCCACCCTAAACGCCGAAGTTCCTCAATGCTTTTTGGTTCGGCTGAATCAGCGACTATTTCGGTGCGTTTATTAAACCCAAGCCCTCGGAATCGCTCTGATATGTCCCGATTGGTTAGGTGCGTTTCGTATAGTAACTCTTGTAGGTATAATTTGCCTGAAAGAAACCCTATTCTTATAACGGCGGTCGGGTCATTGGTAAAACCAAAATCCATTCCGTAGCATTGCTTTTTGGCATCCTCTGGGAAATCATCTACTAAGGTAATTTTAGGGAAAATTAACCCGGTAGCGTATCCGGTTTTCCCAAGTGCATATACATTATACAGTTGTTCGTTTGTTGCTTTTAGGCTTTCAATATCCCGCATTACCTTTTCTGGCGTTCTCGGGTTGTCTTTGTAGGTAGTTCGCCTAAAAATATAATCCTTCTCCCTTAAGGTCGGGAATACATCGCTATGTAGCCAATACTCAGAAACCGGGTTGTAGTCTAAAATTGTAGTTTGCCGGGTTCTGAGCGACAACTGCCTATATCTTTCATAATTGATAAGGTTGGCCTCATTGATGAAAAGTATATCCCTCTTACTACCCCTTACCTTGCCATCGTTATCCGCACTAAAAAATTCAATGGTGCTGTTGCCAATTTTACCTATGCAATCCGATTTGTTCCACTCTTTTAAATCCCCGACCTTTTCTGCTATATCCGCAAAATCGCGGAGTACGCCCCTTTTTAGGTGCGGGAAGGTACAGGATACAACACTAACAGTTAACGGCTTTTTGCTTTTGGAAAGGAACGCCACCAAGGCAAGGATAATAGAATAGGTTTTGCCAGAATAAGTCCCCCCCTGCTGAATGATTAAAGGCAGTTTGTTTATCAGGCCAAAGGTTGTAGAACGGTAAACCTTTGTGTCAAAGACTGGATAATCATTCAATAGGGTCGCTTCGCCCATCCTCGTCTGTTAAAACTACCTCGATTTTAATTTTTTGCTCCCCGGTTGTGGCAACGTCCATCTGTTGCTTAGGCCTTCCGTGCGCCCTGTCTAATACCGATAGAAGCGTTTCAAAGCCCTTTCCGGACAGTAATGACTTTATGATGATACGCACCGACATAGGCTGCGTTTTGTCTGCCAGCAGCGTTTTAAGCTCCTCTTCAGGGAGTATGATTAGATGTTCAATAGTTTCTGTTACTGTTGTGGCTGTGGCTCTCTCATAGCCCTGGGCTTTTAACTCAGAAACCAGGCCTGTAAGCAGCTTTGGTGGTCTGCCGTTAGGGTTGCCTGTTTTGCCTTTTGGGTATTTATGCTTTTCTATGCCCTTTGTATTTCTCACGCTGATATAACGCTGTTTGTATTTATTTAGTAATCAATGACAAAAACTCGTTTCTTGCCTTTTCATCTTCTTTAAATACCCCCAACATTTTGCTTGTTGAAGTCCAGGTATCGTGTTTTTTTACACCCCTCATACACATACAAAGATGCTGAGCTTTTAAATGAACTGCAACACCTAACGGGTTTAATTCCTTCATAAGTCTTTCCGCTATCTGCGTTGTAATCCTTTCTTGGTTCTGTAGGTTATTTGCGTATAAATCTACTGTCCTGGCTAATTTTGATAGACCAACAATTTTTTGCTGTGGTATGTAAGCTATATCTGCAACACCAAAAAAAGGTGCAATGTGATGTTCGCACAAGCTATAAAAGGGTATGTTAGTTTGGATAATCATCTCATCCTGGCCCTCCGCATTAAAGCAAGTGTAATTGAATGGTGCAGGGTTAAGAAACTCTCTCATAAACTTAATATACCGCTTCGGCGTATCTTTTAGACCTTCCCTATCCGGGTCCTCTCCCAAAGCCGTTAGAATCTGCTTAAAATGCCATTCAGGGCTATTTATAGGATATTCCATAGCTTGTGGTCTTGTATTGATAATCTCCAGAGTGGATTCTTTAAACAAAGGTCGATGCAATGCTTTACATTCTCTGGATTGATATTAAAGCCATCCGAATGAGGGCTGACCCAATAGTGCTCGGCTTTAACTGATGGTGCAGGTATGTCCTGGCCGGAGTGCCTAACATACCGTAATTCAGTAACGCCATCAGGAAAATTCTTTTTTATAACGTGCTCAGCAACCTTTGGACTAACACAGATAAAGTCTATTCCTTTAGGTACCGGCTTTAATCCGGAGGTTTCAATGGCCTGGTAATAGCCAGCATCTTTAAAAAACTGCACCACCTCATCAGTTAGCTGGTCTGCTGGTTCTCCACCAGTCCAGGTTATTTCCTTTGTTGGTGTTTTTGCAAGCCAGGCTAAAATATCATCCAGGGTCCAATCTTTACCACTTTCAAACTCTGTATCGCACTTAACGCCATAAGCTAAGCAGGCAAATTTTGCGCTGCATCCCGATAGTCGTATAAAAACAGTGGGAACGCCTTTACGAGCACCTTCACCCTGGAGTGAGTAAAATATTTCAGATACCTTTAATTTCATATTCAGCAGAACATTTTCTGGTTTCTTGTACAATGCATTTTATAAGCCTGCAGCCTGATCCTGATAATTGCATTGGTCCAATATTCTCTACCAGGTACTTGGCTATATTTTCAGCAGTTGGGTTAAATTCAGTTACTACAATACTCTCCCCTGATAGGTTAATTAACTGCTCTAATAAAGGATCTTTTCTCCATACCAGGAATTTATGGTCATAGTTATCCTCAAGCCACATACATAACTTAGATTTAATCACACTAAAGTCCATAACCCTACCTATGTTATCCAATTCCTGAGCCGCCACTACAAATGTTATTCTGTAGTTATGACCATGTAAGTACCTGCATTTATTTTCATGCCCGACTACCCTATGCCCGCAGCAAATGTCGTGGTACCTTGTTGCTGTTGTCATATCCATCCTTTTTCTTTTGCCTCATAATATCCTTTAACCCTCAGATGAGTTGCCGGGTTGTTGTCAATACCCATTCCCCATTCATTCATTATATCGCTGCCGTTATAATCGGTAAGGGTATCATTTATAATTACCTCCAAGCAGTTTAACTCTTTTGCCATTTTCCAAGTTTCTGCTTTGGTAAGGTACATTAATGGAGTATGTATGCGGAAGTCTCCTGTACCATAAGCCAATGATAAAACATTTTGCATAGCATCAATACTGGTTCTACGGCAGTCCGGGTACCCTGAGTAATCTGTTTGGCATACCCCGGTAACAATATCATTAATACCGTTCTCAGCTGCATAGCTACCAGCTATTGATAAAAATAAAATATTGCGACCTGCTGTAAAGCTGGCCGGTAAATTTAAGTTTATATGTGAGCTTTGATTATGGTCTGATTTCTCTGTAAGGCTTGACTTTGCTAATAGCCCCTTTACGTCATAAACCGTGTATTTAATATCAATATCTGAGGCTATTTTTTTTGCTTGATGTAATTCCTTAACGTGCATCTGACCATAATCAAAGCCAATAGCGTAAACTTCATCGAACTTTTGTTTTGCCCAATAAAGGCAGGTTGCACTGTCCTGCCCACCTGATAAAAGTACCAATACTTTTGCCATACTATAAATTATTTTCTGCGTATTTGGAAAACTTTACCCACTCCTTAAAATTATGCCTGGCTACTTCCTGAGCTTTAACTTTTTGCCCTGGTAATTTTTTTTTCTTCTGCATTGTTTTGCCGTCAAACCAATGAGCCGCCCCGTATTGATTGCCAGAAAGCCATGCGGTACTATCTACGGAGTAGAATTTATACTTTTCTAATCCTTTTAAATTAGTAAAACCTAATGCGTGAACCTTTGTGTTGTATTTATTTGCTATACTTAACAAAGGTTTAAAAACATCATACTCTGTTCTTTTTATTTCTTTAGTTACAATACCACCAATAGCTACATAACTATAATTTTTACACATATCAACCCAATAGTCTAACCCCCTACTTTTATGCCAAACTGGTATGCATTTTTTACCAGTATATTTTTCTAATAAATCTCTCAATATTTCTACTTCTTTAATACCTACAATCGGGTCAATATCCAATTCAAAGAAGTTTTCAATATTATTTTCTTTAATAAACTTTGCATATTTTAAAACATAATCTTCCCAGTTAACTTGTGTTGTTTTTAGTTTATTTAAGTAAGTGAAAGCACCACTATCTAAAAGAAAATTATCGTAGTTTTTAATAACTTTAGATTCAAATTCTTTTAAATACATAAAAGAGTTTAAACGGTTAAACTGATAAAAGTCATGATTCATCCAACATTTTTTTTCCCAACCACATCCAGCCAGGTAAATAATCATAACCCTAATAATTTGTAAATAATTTGCTCTTTACTGCCACTATATTGCTTAAAGGCATCAACTACCTTTTCATAATCTTCAGCTGTGTATTCAAGGGTAATTTTATTCATTGGCAATTTTCCCTCGTTTGATTCCTCAAAAAACTGATCCAAGTTTATATCTTCCTCACTAATAAACTCCGGTACATCCAGCCCCCATTGTGATAGTTCATCTGCGTCCCAATCTGTTTCAATAACTCCCCAATCCGTTTCTCCAAAGGGTAGGTTATCTTTTATAGTATAGGCTCTTAACTTTTCAGGCGTTGTATCCTCTGGTAAGACCTTTGCCGGGCATTCTTTATAGCCCAGTTCTTGCATGGCCTTTAGCCTCATATTCCCGGCAATAACAACGTAATCGCCGTTATAAGGATAAACAATAAGTTCTCTTAGGGAAAGCATTTCCGGGTCTTCCTTTATGCTTTGAACAAGTTTTTGAAACCGCTCGTCTCTTATTACTCGAGGGTTCTTAGGCAGCCCCGGGATTTGGCCTGAGTTAGACTTGATTTTTGAAATTGGAATAAACAGTGTCTGCATTTTTATTCACTTTGGGATTTGCGATACTTCAGGTAATTTTTCCATGTTTTCATTGAAAGACTGTTGCTTTTTAAATCGAATTCTCCATCCCAATCACTACCAATTTGCTTCCATAGCTTCTGCCCGGTTACTGTATTCATCATTTCATACCAACTCTTAAACTGTGTGCCATTGGTTCTGTTTACCATTTCCACTATTTGTGTCGCATCCTCTTTTTTAGGCTGATAGCCGAATCTTGCCCATGTATAGTATCCGTTGTAGTCAGGGTTGTTTATATTCCCGGCAGCGTAAACTGTTATTTTTTCAAACTTCTTCTTGCGAAGTTCATTCACTTGGCTTTCAAAAATTTTGTATCCCCTGCCTTTAAACCTGCTATCGTCCGCAATTTTAAATAATCTATTTTGCACTATTCCGACTTCACTTCTTACCCTTCTTCTCATTCTTAACCCTTCATCATCAACATCTATAAAGGATTCGCCTCTGTAGTGACTTACAGTTATTCTGCCCCTAAAATCTTTAGGAACACCAGACATTGCAATCAGGTCATTAGTAGAAAACCGCGAAGTATTTGTTCCGCTTTCTACAATTCGGGCATCCGGATAGTCATTTCCGCTTTCGGGTTGTTGACTTCTTGCCGCTTGTTGACCGCTTCTTGTTAGTGACTGTCCGCTTCTTCCTCCCATTGGGTTTTAGTTTTTTTTTTCAACTTTAGGGTTTCCAGATTTACTAAGGTCTTCCGGTTCGTCAATAAAAGAAGGCTTACCTTTCTTGAGGTCGGCTAATTCCTTTAAGTGTTGTTCCATTTCTTTCTTCGTCAACTTTGCCATGGTTTCGCTTTTTATCCCAGAATGGTTTAATGTGGTAAAATATTGAATCGTTATAATTGTGTCTGTATTTTTTGTTGGAACAGATAATTACCTGCTCAGGTTCAATTCTATAAACGCATTGCTGCAATCCTCTGTTAAAAAGTGCAATCTGTTTATCATTCCTTGCTCCTATATTAGACACCGCAATCGTCGAACCAATCCTTATTCCTTTGGTGCAATAATCAAAACTGCTTTTATCAGTCCATGAAACAGTTGGGATTACCTTAATGCCTAATGATTCATAAACGTAACCGATTAACCTATTCCGGTATATGTTCCATTGTATCATCTCAGTAGGCATACCAAGTAGTAAACTAAAGTCCGGAGTCATTACATATTTAGCCCTTGAAAAAATATCCGCGTAGTATTCTATCCTATTCCAGTATCGTTCCAGTCTGTAATCATCCACAAACATATCTACAAGGCTGTTAGAATTAATTTCCGGAATATTTACGCACTTTACAGTATTTGTCTCAGGCTCTATTTTTATTCGACTACCGCACACCGGGTAATCATCAAAAGTAATGAACCGGGTCTTTAGCGCATCCCAAGACCCAGACCTTGTCTGCCAGTTATCACTACTTCGTGTTACCATTACTGTGATTTGCTTAATATTGACGTTCCTTAAATAGAACCTTACGTTTTTTATTAATAGTTTGTGTTACCATTTTTCTTTGTTAGCCCAATACGCCGCACTCATTTTACCTTTCGCTATGTTCTTTGCATGGCGTGCCTTAAATGATTCCCTGCGTTTCTTATCTGCTTCGCTTTCCCCTTTCTTTGCCGGGCTTCCGGAAACACCCTGTTGCCCAAAGCGAATGATTTTGACCTTATCCCCTTCAACTGCCACAACTACGTGCGACTTCGTGGGATGATTAGGTGTGCGCTTAGGCTTGTTAGGCTCAGATGCACCTACCCGCTTTAATGCGCTCTCAATTCGCTCTTTTTTTGACTGCTTAGGCATACTTTTTCTTTTTGCCCTTTGGCTTCGTTTTAGCCTTTTTTAGGGAAGCGTTACAAATACCGTAGGCCGCACTTTCGTAGCGGCCTTGCTTTTTAACTTGCTTAACGCATCTATCCAGTTTTGCGGGCATATTATCGTTTTTTAGGTCTGCCGTACATTGCAGAAGATTGGCGGGAAGAAGATAAGTAACCCTTTTTATCTATACTCCTACTTTTTGCTCTTTTAACTGCAAAAGGATTTATTGTTTCGTATGTTAATTTCTTACCAGAGGATAAGCTACTCAGAATCCTTGTTTTTCTTTGTGCGGTAGCCGCCTTGGAAAGTTTATCAATATTTGTTCTTGACGAAAACGCATCTGATATTGCAAAAGCAGTACCACCGATTTCCCGGGTGTATCCCTTTACCCTTGTACCATCCGCTCTGGTGTGAGCCGGAACATAAATTTTTGCCATGATATTTGAATTTTAACGGTTTAAATTAGCGTTTCATTTTTTTTCTTGAAATTACATCGCTTAATCTTCTCAAAGACCCGGTATGAAAATATGCTTTACCCTTGCTCTTTTTTTTACCTAAAAATTTTACAGTAACAAAATCACTACTCATTTCTGACATTCCAACTACTTTACCCACTCCCCCGCCGTAGCTTTTTCTTATTACTACTTTTTCACCCTCTTCTATTGTTCGATAGTGTCCTTTTACCTTTGTACCATCTGCCCTTGTGTGTGCTGGAACATAGATTTTTGCCATGGTATTTAAATTTTAACTAAACGAGAAAAGTGCTTCAAAATAGCGGAGCGGCTTGTCGTTACCAATGCCGCCCCGCTTATATACACAAAAGTACAACTGTTAAACGAGAATTGCAACAATATTAAGTAGTTATCTTAGGAAGATTTTTCATCTTTAAGGAATACACCGTTTACAGTGCTTCCGGTTCGGTCTTTTATCTGATTCCAAGCAAACTCCCCGCAATCATTGAGCGATAGGTTGTATTGCTTTGCTATAATGGCCAGAACCACCATGCAGTCTCCGATTGCGTCCTTAGTTGCTTCCCTGTCCCATCGTATTAAAGATGCCCCCAGTTCGCCGAATTCCTCTCCCAATTTAGTATATTGCTGAAAGGCTTTATTTGGAGAGGTTAATCCTTTCGCCTCAGCCCATTGGACAATAAGTCCATCAAATTCGTTTAGATTCATATTAATTAATTTTAAAGGTTGCCATTATCTGCAAAAGAATAGTATGCGTTGTCACCTACTATTATGTGATCCAATACGTGTATATCTAACAGCTTTAATGCATCTTTTAGCTTTGTTGTTATCTGGTAGTCCTGCCTACTTGGTTCAATGCCCCCGCTCGGATGATTATGCGCTAAAATTACCGATTGGCTTTTAAAGGCCAATGCTTTCCGGGCAATTTGCTGTACATCTACAACCGTACCGACAGCAGACCCATTCGATATGCAAGTTGTACCTATTGCCTCATTGCGGCGGTTTAAATGTATTACATAAAAAGACTCCTCTGATAATTCTCCAATATACCTGTTAATGTATCCGTAGCTGTCCTTAGAACCTGTAATTTTTAACTTTGGTTTTGATTGGTTTTGAACCCTAAAGGCATACTCCTCCGCTGCTACAAATATTGCAGCCTGTCGGTTGGTAAACCCCATTTGTAATAATTGAAGCGGGGATGCGTTGTGCAAATCTGAAAGCTTAAGAATATCCGGCATCTCCATTCCGGTTAATGCTTTGAAAATTTCTTGGTCTGTCATTTGTCTTTTTGCCTCGTACTTGACGAGTTTTTCGTGTAATGTGTTCATCTTGTTTTTGTTTTTGATGGTGAAAATAAATGCCCGGGTTTATACCGGGCATCATTATAAAAATTAATATAAGTCCATAAAGTAGTCCGGTTCTAAGCCGTAATTTTCGAGTACGATACATGGGTCTTTGCCCTTTGCTACGCTTTCCCTCATTTTTAGGTAATGGCTTATAGCCTGCCTTACGGAGATTTTATCCCTTTTAACTAATACTTTTACAATTTTCGGTAACGGTGATTTTGTGTTATTCATCTTGTTTTTGTTTTTGTTCCTACAAAATTAGCGTAGTTTTCCGGAAAACGCAAGCACTTTAACGTTTTCTTAACAAGATTAATTCACTTTGCCTCACTTCATTTACCTTGCTCAAAAGCCTATTGTTTTTAATGTATTGTACTGCCTCATTATAATAGGCAAAAGACTTATACTTATTATTTTTGATACCTTTGATAAGGTATGAAAGCGCCTTTTCTCCATAATGGAGAACCCCATCATGGTAAAACTCAGGCAACCATTCCGGAGCAATTATCGCAGCACCTCCTATCCAAGTTCCTTCCAAAAATGCGAGGTCTGATTTAGCCTTATTGAACGCATTATCATTTAATGGTACGGCTAACCACTCCGGGTTATTTAGCCTCAGAGTATTGAAATACTGCCACATTTGCCCGAACGGCAGAATCATTGCGTCTTTTGCCACTTTTAGCCTCATACCGGGCACTTCACCGAAGAACAGATATTGCACCCCGT